TGCTCATTTGACCCGGAAACACTGGGCGAAATGAAATCCTTTATATTCCATGTTCTCGAACATGGTTGCTATCAGCTCTCCAAAACTCCTGTTGCGGGTACTACCTTCGACCCGGAGTTGATTTTGGAACGGTGGGGAACAGGCCCGGGTTCGTCAAACGGTGCTGAATTCCAACACTTCGTCGAAAAACTCGGCGATAATAAATTATCGTATTGCAACTATGCCGACTACCTGCTGCCTTATCTGGCAGATGTGTCTCCTAATGTGTTTTCGCGATTCGTTTGCGGCGCACATGAAAAGCTCTTACAGGTTAGCGGGAGTAGAGGCGCGTGCGTCCCTAAAACGCCTGATATCTCTAGATTTATTGCTTCAGAACCGGTTTTGAATATGGCTCTACAACTCGGGGTAGGTCAGTTTATTGCTGACTCACTTAAGCTGTGCGGTCTTAATATTCAGAACCAGCAGGAGAAGAACGCTTTTCTTGCGAAACAAGGATCTCTAACTGGTGATTCTGTTGGTAATCGTCTCGCGACGATAGACCTAAAGGATGCATCAGATAGGATTACTCCTTTCCTGGCAGCAACACTGTTACCGGAAGATCGTAAACTGTTACGTTTTATACTTGCAGTCCGGTCGCCTACCATACTGGTGGACGGTGAAGAAATCAGAGTGGCGTCTCTATCGACTATGGGCAACGGTTTCACTTTCCCACTCATGACCTTGTTTTGTTTGGCTGCTGTTTACGCAGTTGGTCGCACAAAGCTAGGGTGGAAAAGGAACTATGTCCCATGGGACAGCGTTGGGATTTTCGGTGATGATATTATATGTCCCGTTAGTATATATCCTGATGTTGTTAAAACGTTAGAGGGAATGGGCCTAAAAGTGAATGTAGACAAATCATTCGCTGAAGGCTATTTCCGCGAGAGTTGTGGTGGTGATTTTTACCAGGGTTACGATGTAACCCCTGTCTATATAAAAGACGTCACTACTATCGAAGGGAAACTTATTGCCTTAAATCAGCTAATAAAATGGTCTGCTTTCCACGAGTTACCAATGTGGACTTCACTGTCCTATCTGGCGAGTGCTATCCCTAGCAAATACCGGAATTTGGTACCATCGTGGGAGGCCGATTATGCGGGCCTTCGTACGACGGAACCGATGGGTTCATTTACTCGTGCGAGAAAAAGGTTCGAACCTTTAGCTTGCCATGTTCACGGTGAGTTCAAGCTTGCCTGTGTTCTTGGTGGTTATATCCTTCCTGAGGTCGTGCCTGAGG